AGGCCGGAGCTCTTTGTTATACTGTCGAACGGTCTTTTACCTGCGATAAATCCAATTATGCGTCCTAGCGCTTGTATTTTTCCTATTACAAATAGTATTGAGCCCGCCACGGCCTTGCCGAAGAAGGCAGCGGCCGTGATTATTAAACCAAGTGCGAGCGTTATTGCCTTGAATTTTCCGGTGAACTCGAATATCTTCTTGCCTATCTCGCTGCCCAGCACGTCGTTTAGCACGCCGAGTACACCCTTGAGGATGTTGAAGAACAGCTGAATTGCACCGGACTCCGTGGTTAGTCGTACGAACTTGGCAAACTCTGTCAGGAAGCCGGCGAACGCCGGTCCCGCCTTGAGGGACTCTTGGCCCGCCTTCGTGAACTCTACAACTACTGGCTTGAGGGCCGACAAGAACTTGCCCAGGTTGGGGTCCGCGCCCAGGATTAAAAAGCCCTTTACAATTTCCTTTAGCAGTGAGCCAAGCTGAATAAAGTTTTCTGCCGAGTCGTCAAAGAACTTCTTGAGAGTCGCCTGATTTTCTGGCCCCTTCGCGTACTTCTCGAAGGCTTCCGCCGAGTCCTTGAGCGACTTGAGCACCTTGTCGATCGCGTCTGACGCCGGCACGGTCAGGGCCTTCAGGCCGCCGAATATGCCGCCGAATATGTCGCCAAAAGTCGAGAGCCGGTCGCCTGCCTTGTCGAACGTCTCCGTCAGCTTGCCCGTTTCTCGGTTTATTTCGGCAGTTTCCTTCCATCCCCTGGTAAGGGTCTCTACCCAGGTGAAGAAGCGACGTATGAGCGGGTCGGCGGCTATCAGCAGCTCGCTGAACAGTCCTATTAGGTTTTCTGTTATCTTGCCAAACTTTTCTATGACGAACACGTTTGTGTCCGAGATTAGCTCAAAGTTTTCTAGCTGTCTACTTGTAGCTAGGAAGTTTAGCAGACTCTCTCCGGCCCTGCCTAGAGCTCCAGCAGTGTCTCCTACTATCTTCTTAAAAGTTGCTTCTCCGGCTGTAACTAGATTTTTTAGTCCTCGTGTAAACGGAGTAAAGAACTCCGTAGCTGCTATGGTATTTAGCTCTTTGAACAGCGGTTTAAGTGAGACTATGTATTTAACAAACTCTTGCGCGGCTGGTGGCAGTTGTTTTAGCGCGGCCGCGTATTCGTCGGTTTGTTTCTTTGAAGTTTTAATGGCGTCTGCCAGTCGCTCTTCTGCGTCTCGCACGCCGTCTTGCGCGTCTTTAAGCTCCCACGCCTGGTCTCTGAGCATGCGCAAGTTCATCATTTCTTCGCGCTGTAGGTCTGCTTTCTTTTTTGCAATTCTCTCTTCGAGTGTAGCTGCTTCTTTTTTAGCGTCTACAACTTCTTTAGTTCCCTCTACACCAGCCAGCTGTGCTTTCTCATTGTCAGCTTGAAGTTTTTTATTTGTGTCAGTAGTACGACGAAAAGCTAGCTCCGCCTCTTTGAACGCCAGCTCTGCTTCCCTGCGCGCCCTGCTGTTTGGTGGTAGGTCTTGTACTCTTGCCAGACTTTCTCTTGCTTTTTCCAGAGATATTCCAGCGCCTTCTTGCTTTAGCGCCGCGTCTTCTGCGCTGAACGCCAGTTCTTCGAGTGCGCGCTTGCCGTCTATGTACGCTTGTGTTACTGCCTTCTGTGCCTCTGCCGACTCTTTTTCTAAATCGACTAGCTCTTGCTTGGACTCGCGCAGTCTGTCTTCCGCGTCTGTGAGAGACTCCGCCTGTCTTGTCTGCGTGCGCGCTAAGTTTTCTTTTGCCTTCTGCACGCCTTGCTCTGCGTCTCGTATTGCCTTGTCAGCCGCGTCCGACGCGTCTTTTGCCGGCTTGAGTCCTAGCTTAATTGCATTGCCCACGCCCTTGAACGCAAGCTTGAGCGCGATGGCAGACTGCAAAATTGCGCCTAGTATGCTTGGAATTACTATGAGCGCCGGGACTGTCTGACCGGCCGCAGCTCCAACTAAGAACAGTCCAGTAGCCAGCGATCCAATCGCGCCTACGACGCCCGAGATGGCTGGACCGAGCGCGTAGCTTATTCTGATTAACTTATTGAATCTTACTCTTGCTTGTTCTGCTTCTTTTTGAAACTTTGTAAAACCACCGCCGCCGCGTGAGCTAGAGTCGCGAAAAGACTGAGCAAAGGCAGAGCCGCTGTCTTCTCCAGCGTCTGCGCCTATGCCACGTGCGCCACTAAACGCACGAGCAATGTCGTCTTCTACGCCAGTTGTAACTGCGCGTACTACAACGTACGCGTCGCCTACTATGGCCATCTATCTCACCTCCCCGTCGTCTTGGTACGCTTGCTAGTTTAGCGGTGGTTCTAGCGCCGCGCTGAGCGCGTCTTCCGTGAGAAGCGTTGGCCGTATGTACGGCTTAGTTGCCTCTTTTTTGTTTGTCTTCTTGATGTCGTATTGGACTTCGTCTGGGATGTCGAAGTCTTTTAGACGATCTTTGCCCACGCGCCCAGACGCCTCGGTGCTGCTAGTACCCTGCATAGCATACTTGTAATCTTGTTCGTACAAGTCTCTGTAGAGTAGTTGCCGCATTGTGCTCCGCGACTCCGCCTGTTCGGCTGACGAGTACGTAACGTCTGTCTCTAGTATAAAATGAACTACGTCTAACATTTCTGACGTTTCCATTTCTGCTAGTTTTAATCCGCTCATTAGGGCTTTTCCATTTACATACGGCCAGAGGTCTATGCACCAGTCGAGGAGACCTCTGGCCCCGGCATAGGGCGGCGTGAGTACTCCTCTACTAGCCATGCGACAATGTCGCCTAGTGTCTCCATTTTTACAATCGTGTCTGGGCTTTCAATGAGTGCCTGAAAGCGGGTGTTGTCCTCTGGTAGTAATACTTTTCCAAAGAAGTCAAACACCATCTGTGCTGTCTCGGCCGGTTTGCTCTCGTCTGACTTTGAGATCAGCTCTAGCATAACTTTTCCTTGTACTGCCGGTCGACAGTTAAAGGTGTCTCCGTGTAGCTTGAATGACAGCGGCGCGGCTTCTTCTAGTCCGCCTGTTCCGAAGTCTCTGTACCTTGGTGTAGTCACTTTTTACCTTTCGTCTTTCTCGATGGTTGTCTTTAGCTTGGCCCTCTGGCCTTGCTCTACTGCAGAGCTATAGTACCAGACGTAGGTTACGTCTTAGGAACGGATTTGGGTCCGTTCCAGGGTGCATAACAGCGTGCGCGTAGAACACTTTTCCACCTTTTGTGTACTTGAGTACACTTTTTCTGTCTGGTCTTATCAGATGCGGCCTGGTGCCTTGGTGGTGCGGCCAGGCGTAGTTGAGTGGCGAGCCAATGCGCAAGAATTGCCCTCTGGCGTCTCTGCGGTGTTGCAAGTGTATGGAAGCCCTAAGTGCTCCCGTGTTGACGCCCACCTGCGTCTTAGCTGCGGTTACTATCAGCTGCCCGCGGCGTCTTAGATACCTTCCTACGTCGCCGGTTGGGTTGTTCAGCATCTTGTCCATCTCGGCTTTTCTGGCGACAAAGTATGTTGACATTTTTACGGCACCGAGGTAGTACAGCTCAGAGTTACAACTTGAAAGCCACCTTCTGGCTGCAGAGTGTCTACGGTCGCGATTACTCCCATGCCGTAGCCGCCCTCTTCCCACTGGTCTAGCGCTGCGGCTGACTCCATCAAAATCCAGGCGTCGTACGCCGCCACTGTTGCTGCCTTTGTTAGGCTAGCAGTGCTGGGAGCACCTCCATTTTGTCCGCCACTTGGTACTGGACGTGCCACTGAGACGCTGAAGGTAGCCGTCCGTGGAGCCTCGCATTTTTGCGGTGAAGAGACCTGCGCACCCGGTGCACCTAAGTACATCTGTTGGAACGAGACCACGAGCTGCTCGCAGTCTACCGGCGGAAGCCCGATAGTCCAGTACCTGCGCGTTGGAACTGGCATGTTGTAGGCCTCGTACTGGGCAACGATTGTGTCAAGCACTCTCTCTAAAAATATTTTTAGGCGCTTTGCGTCGTCCGAGACTTCTTCGTCAAATGAGGGAATGCTTCCGGGGGCGTAAGTCATGGTGACTCTGTTTCTGGCGGACTAATAAGCAAATTTGCTTGTCTGTCCGCTTCAATTTGCTCTGGAGTTCTGCCGCTCCTCGGCGCCTGTGCTGCACGTATCGAGCGTAGCACGCGCATTTGCTCTAACGGTGCCAGGTGGGCGTACTCGTCTGGTATGTCTCTGTGTATTTTTCTCACTGTTATTCCTTATCTGTGTCTTGCTCTAGTACTTCTGTCTTCTCTGGTTCGACGTACGTCTGAGCTACTACTGGAGCAGCTTGCGCCTTCTTTACTCTGCCTCGCGCTGGCTTAGCCAATCTTCCCATGTCTACTGATCTAAAGTTTCTCATCTTTTTTCTTTTTCCTTTTCTTGTCTAGTCCGGTTTACAGGGTGTATACCGGTTCGGTAGGCTCGGCCAACTGGATTGAGAGGTTGCCCGAGACTAAGTTGATTACTTCGTCTACGCTTGGGTTGTCTGGAGTTGGACGCGACACGTAAAGGTCCCACGTGCCCGGGTCGTGTAGTCCTAGAATTGACTTTGCTTCTGCGTAGGAGACAGTTACAGTTACTCGTTCTCCTGCTACGTCTAAGGTTGCCGCATTTGTCAGCGCGGTAGTAGAAGTTCCAGCCCAGTTAGTTATGCGGACTTCTAGGTTCCAACTGTTGTCGTCCAGCAGGAACTGTCCACTTACGTCTTCTAGCTGTATTACTCGTGCGCCGACCTGGCTAGGCTTAGTGGCGATGTCAAATGTGCTCTGAGGCAGTACAAATGGCTTTGGATTTACTCGACGCGCTCTAGGTACGTCCGGTGAAAATACTCTGGCGCGTGCTCTGGCCCTGTCTGGGTTTGTAGCACGTAAGAATAAGTCTACTGCGTAGATACCAGAGCGTAGCTCGTCAATAAAGTCTTGGTTGTCTAGTACAGTGTAAGTTACGCCCTGACGTGCGACAGACGTGACGCGGTTTGGCAACGCGCAGTCGTCTGAGTTTTCATACAGCTTGACTAGTTCTAGGGCAAGAGTTCTAGCCGCTAGTCGACCTGCTGCCGGAGGCGGGGCTCCGTACGTGTAGGTTACTTCTACGTTGCAAGGAAAAAAATTTTTACCGTAGGTGGCCTCTAGAGTCGAGTGCTCTACCAGCCTGTAGTTCATGGGATCTACTAGGTCTCCCTTTAGAGTTCTTACGTTGTGTACTTCTACAACTCTGCGACCGCGCAGGCGAAGCCTGGACCTGGCTGAGTTTGCCTCGGAAGAAAACTCCGTGCCAAATCGGTCTATGTCTCCAACTGGAATGTTAAATATCGTACCCTCTAGCAGCGCTGGAGTAAAGGTCTGAGCTGAAGCCCCGAGCAGACGAATGTTGCTGGCACACACGTATCTCTCTGTGACTGTAGTGATGCCCGTAAACTTTCGACCAGACAGAGCCCACAGCAGGTAAGACGCGGTTTTGCACGCCTCATACGAGTGTGTAGAGCCGGCGTACTCACCTAGCTCTTCAACGTTTGTCCATAAGTTCGTTGCCATACCTGTGTCCTTTGCTTAGCTTGCTCTACCGATAAAAGAGGGCGACGTACCTGTGTCTACATTTTGACACAGTTGGTACGCCGCCCCGTTCTTAGACCTGTTACGGTGTTGGGTCTTCGGTTGAGGCAATGATGTAGTCGGACGGTGCCTCTGGGTTGTAGTTCTCGTTGCCCGGGATGTTGTAGGCTGTCGTAGACGCTGTGTCGGTGAAGCTGGTGACTGCGCGTCCTGCAGCTGGAACAACTGCACTTCCGGTGTCTGCAGTAGAAGGAATGTTTGCTCCTGTCTTGCTGTAGGTAAACGTTGTGCTGGTTGGAGCAGCAGTGATGGTGTAAGTACCGTCGATTGCTGGGTCCAGGTTGCTTACTGTCACACGGTCGCCCGCTAAGTATCCGTGGGCAGCGGCTGTAGTCAGGGTGACTACGTTACTTGTAAGCTGCTTGTTGGTGACTGAAGCGGATAGCTGTGGGTGCCATGTGTGGAAGCCCTTGTATCCGGTAGGTGCCCAAGTTGTGCGTGCGTAGGCGTACGGACGGTCTGACGCGACTGGGAACTCCCAGCGGTCGTCTAGACCGGAACCGAATGTAGCGTTTCCAAGACCGTAGCCTTCAAATGTGTTTGCAAGCAAGCCGTTCTCAATTACACGGTCGCCAGACTGACGTAGCTTGACGTACGGGAAGATCCAGTGGAAGTAAGGCAGTGTTAGTGCTTTCTTTCCATCTTTGATTGCCAGTGACCAAACTTCTACGGCTACTCCGTTTGCCTGTGGGTCGTCACCTACTGAAGGTGCTGCCCAGCCGACGCTCTTCACGTCAGGTGAGGCATAGGTGCCTAAATTTTTGCGCAGCAATAGTCCGCCGGACAGCAGCTGTGAAAGCTCTGGGTCTGGCTCGCAGATTGCAATTTCCATGGTGACACGCTTTAACGTGTCTGGTGCCTGGTAGGCTACGCACACTGTTCCGTCTGCGGCCTTCTCTGTGATTTCATCGCCAGCTTCGTATTCTGGAGTGAAAGAGGCACGGATGAATGCGGATGTCGTGTATACGTCGTTTTCACCGTTTAGTAGAGCTCCGTTTGCGTCTAAGCGGGTTACCCGTATAGACACACCTTGGATGCTCGCTGCGTAGTCCTGGGTAGCCATTTAGCTGTCTCCTTGATTTTGGTTGTTTGACCTGGGGTTATCTTACGCCGTTATGTCGACCCTGATAGTTTGAAAGATCGAGGTATCAAAGTAGATACCAGCGGCACGTGTCGCCTTTATTCTCATATCATTAGTGCTGGCGGCGGCACCCTGGGCCAGCGACTCGTTTATTACTTCTGACTTGCCGAGGTGTACCTCGACACCACCAGTGGCATACATCCACTTGTGGGTAGCGTCTGCAGCTGCCTGGGCGTTTCCTATAGGACCGCTTCCGGTGTATCCGGAGCCGACTACTACAGGTGTGCCTAAACGCGTCGTAATCTTGTCTTCGGCCATTATTAACTTGTTTCCTAGGATAGAAGCGACGTCGCGTGTCATGTGGATTACTGCCTGCTCACCGCATGGAGAACCGGCAATACTTTGTTCTAGCTTGGCCAGACAAAGATCTGCTTTTACGTTGTTAGCGTTGGAGATTACTGTAGCTCCACCAGTCTTAGTCAGGTAGGCTGTAGTGTTTGCTGCTGCACCGCTTCCAGTGTCGCCGCGAACAGCTACTCCGTCCCACAATTCTTTTTCTAGCGCTTTTTGCGTGGCTGCCTCTAGTTGACGCAGCACGCGGGCAAAACGATCTTCACCTAGCACGCCGAACATCGAGATAAAGTCTTCGGTCTCGATGAAGAACGGAACAATACGCTGAAAGCGCGCTGTACCTGACTGATCTGCCAGTGGATTATCACTGACAGCTTCGTCATTCTTGTTGAGAATGCGAATCGTCGGATTTGACTCGTCTTCCTGGTCAAAGCCTCGAATCCAGCGTTCTCCGTCTTCTGAGGTGCTGTGGTTGTGTACCTTGGCGACACTCAGAAGCCCAAAAGGGTTCGGAATCAGCTCTGGAGCTTTTACTACTCCTGTGAACGGCATCTTTATGTTTCTCCTTTGTGCTTCTGAGTGTTCGCTTAAGTTACTGCTTGACTAGCTGAGTTCTATCTTAGAGCTCAACTGTTGATGCTGCTACGCCGCCCAGAGTGTCGCGGAGAGCTGCTGCTGCACCGTTGATCTGGATTGTGGACGTAACTGAGAGGCTCTCGATACCGACCTTGGCGATACCCTCGAAGGTCTCAACGAACATCTTGTAGTCGTTGGTTCCGACAAGCGTGGAGTCGCGGATGATACCTAGGTCCAGAGTTCCGCCGTCTAGGAACAAGAATGTTCCCTCTGCGAAGATTCGCCAGACGAATGTGTCTGGGAACTCTAGCATTGCGGCTGCGGACTGTGCACCGAATACACCCTGGTCAGTCGTGAACGTGATGTTCACGCCACGGCTTGCAAGGTAGCCTTCGATCTCGGCGTATGTTGCGCCGAGTTTGTCGTCGCCAGGCATGGTTAGTGCCAAGTCAGCGATCATGGCGTCGCGTACCCATGCAGGCACGATCGCTGCAAGTGGTGCGTCTGCCTCTAGGCGGTGACGTGAGCGGTAAGCGGCTGCGGCGCGACCAACCTGTACAAGGAAGTCACGGGCTACACCGATTACGTTGGTAGACGTAACAGCTGTTGAAGCTGAGTCGATCTTGCCAAGTAGGTACTGCTCTGCAGCACGTGCGTGCTGGATCAGACCTAGCTCGTTGTGTCGAGCTACAAGCTCTGGATACGCACGGGACATCAAGTTACCAAACTGCATCTGCATCGTGATCGCGTCAGTTGCAACGGTGTTTTCACCGGCTGCTGCTACGGTCAAGCTTGCCTTTACGTTTGATTCTGGGGTGATGTCTGTTGCGTTTGTCCAAGTTCCTACAGCGTTAGCTGCACCGGATAGTGTTGGAGGCGTGATGAAGCGAATACCGCCACGGTCAGCCTGGAACTTAGGAAGTGAGTCACGCACCGGACGGCTTGTTGTACCAAAGCCGAAGATGTCGTAACGTACCTCGAATGGTGCAGCGTGGCCGCCGGAAGCAACGAGTGCCTCAGGTCCGGCTACTGCCTGTACCTTTGCCCAGTTTGCTTCTGCATCCTGAGTTAATTGACGATCCTCTGGGTATGTTGTTGCCAGAGATGCGACGATGTGCTGTTCTCCGTCGCCACCGTTTACACGGCGTAGGCCGTGTAGGCGCTTGACGAAAGCGTCTGCTACATCTGTCATGGTGTTCATCGGTGCTCCCGCTGTGTAGCCAGGAATGTCAGCGCCTGCCGTGATTGCCACGGGTGCGGCTTCTGTCGTCCTGTCTGTAGGGCGGCGGTCAGCTGGTGCCTGGATTTCCAAGCTCTCTGACTCGTTTACGGCGGCTGTCACTGTTGTTGCCTCCTGGGTTTCTACTGCGGTTTCTGCCACAGTCTCGTTGCTGGTTGCTGCGGCTTCGGCTTCTTTTGCCGGTTCTGCTACTGCTTCCGCAGTTGCAGCTGTCGCTAGCTCCGTGACCTCGGTCGAGGCCTCGGTTTTTTCTTTTTCTTCTTCTTTTGCCTCTTCAGCTGGAGCTTCCTCCGCTGGAGCTGCTTCTTCAGTCTTCTCTTCAGCTGCTGCCTCGGTTGCTGCTGCTTCCGTGGCTGGTGCTGCTTCGACTACTGGTTCAATTGCTGTTGCTGGTTGTTCTGGTTGTTCGGATGAAAGCTCTGCGGCCTTCTCTGTTGCAGTTGACGCTTCGGTCATTGCCGGTTCTTCTTTCTCTTTGTCGGTCTCTTCCTCGGCTGGCATCTCTGCTTCGCCTTCGGCTTTGGCCGGTTCTTTATCTTCGTGAACGGCTTGTTCCGTGTCGTCAGCATTACCACGTACTCGTGCTGCAGCTTCTGCTGCACGCGCAGCTAGCTCTGAAATCTCTGCCTCGCGGCGAGTTACTTCTGAGCGAACCGTGTCGAGCATGTCGGCAAGCGACGTCATCGCGTCGACTGTCTGTGGAGATGGATCTTCGCTTTCAACCGACTCAAACTCGCTAACAATTTCACTCTGTAGCTCAGTGAGTTGTTCCTCACTTAGCTCAGACAGCTTGTCTAGCATTTCTTTGATACGGTCCACTTACTGTCCCTCCTCCGGGCCAGTCACGACAAGCTAATTTTTAGCCTGTCTCGCTGATCAGTCGAGGTGGAGGGACTCTTAAAAACCACTTGGGCCAGAGGCACTCTACCTGATCTGTATATTACTTTGGGTTTATCAGGTCAATCTGTGAGATTTTGCGCACTCAGGTCAGTAACCTCAGTAGCTTGCTCATCTCGGAAGAGACCTCACTCTGTGTGAGTACGTCTCCTCCTGACATGAAAGACTCCAGTCCGGCGATTGCCTCCTTGGCGTCTTCCTTGCCAATCTTGTCTATTACCCGGTCGATCATCTCTTTGACCAGGTCTCTCAGGGCCGGCGGCAGCTCCGAGTACTTTAACTTTGCTGTTTCATTTCCGAACGGTAGCGGCAGGTTGGCCAGGACCTCACCCAGCTGTCTTGCGCCCTCGCGGACGTTCTCGAGCGCCTTTGGGTTCAGGGCGCCCGTGTCAATGCGCTCCACTACGTTGATCAGCTTTCCGGCTGCCTTGGCCGCTTCATCATAGTCTCCGGCCTGTGCCAGGCGATCTGCCTCTTGAATGTCTTCTACCACTCCCTGGTTTCCGCTTTGACCTAGGTCAGACTTCAGCCGGGCGAGTACGTCTCTAAACTTTCCCACTTCGTCGCGTGGTTGGGTGTCCGGGGTGTACTTTCCACCTTCGTACTTCAGTGGTGCGGCTGCGGCGGCTACTCTGGCTTTTAGGTCTGCGGTTTCTGCGGCTAGCTCGGCGGAGTTGCTTTTCCACTTATCTGGAATTAGATCAGGCGCGTCCAGCCCTCTAGCACGACGCATGATGTGTCGTTTTACTGCAGCTTTTCTGCTGTCTTTGGCCAGTCCGTACGACTGAATAGCGTTCTTCAGGTCTTGTATGTTTCTAATCGGGAACGAGCCGTCTGGCATTGCTTTTTTCTCTGCAGCCAGCTTTTTTCTGACCCTGCGTGAGATGAACCCAAACTCGTTCATGTTGTCGTCCCAGGTGGCTTCTTCGCCGTCTACCCGAATGGCGAGTTCAGCTGCGCGAGACCTTAGTCGCTCGTTTCGCTCTGCTCTGGCTGCGGCAATTCTCGCGGTTGCGGCAGCGCTAGCAGCTATAAGTGGTTGCTTTTCTAACTGTTCCAACTTTTCAATTCTTTGTGCCAATTCGGTGACTGGGTCTGATTTCAGACGTGCCAGCACACCTGCACCGGCGGCGACCAGTGCCATAACCTGGCCAGAAGCAACTCGTGCCCTAGCAATTGGAAATCCTGGTACGTTTACTTGGCACACTGCTACTAGCTCTAGTCCACCCTTTATCGGTCTCCAGTCACCTGACGGTGCCGATGCACGAAGGGCTCTGACCTGCTCTGGAGTGGTGCCTGGACGTACTGCACCTGCTACCCAGATGCCAAAAGCGTCTTCTCCGGCGTGTACGTCTGCAACTGCGGACGCGGTGTCGTCGTAGTGACGGGCAGCCTCTGCCGCCGTGGCACTCAGCGAGGCGTGTCCGCCTGCCAGTGTCAGTTGTCCGACAGGAACATCTTTGCTGTCGTCTGTACGAACTACTCCAGTGTGGAAATACGCATACTTGCTCTTGCTCTTAGGCGGTTTAGTGCCGTAGGACATTCCAATGTGGTCTACATGCCAAGCCGCGATGTGCCCGAACACCTGTCCCTCGTCAGTCACTGTCAGCGGGGTTGGCTTGGACAGACCTTGGTCAGAAAACCACGTTGCCGGTGGGACTACTGGTATTGAACCTGCTATTAGACCGCACGCGACAAGCGCGGACGCCTCCATCGGGTCCATTTCTTCTGCGTACACTCCGTCTGGTATGCTCACTTGGCTCTCCTGCTCTGTCTCAACTTGGTCGTCGAGGTAAATACGGCATTCTTGAAACGCCGGTTTTGACACTAACGTAACTGCCATAACTCTAGCTTTGTTGATTGTAATTTTACCCCCACCGAGGTCTTGGCTTGCCTCTTCCGGGTCGTCTTTTTGCTGTTTTTCTTCCTTTGCTTCAAACTGATCTAGGTCTGCAGAGACGCCTCTGATAAAACCACTGCGCACCAGTCTTTCTGCCTCTGCACCATAAGCGCCTCTGTCGAATACGCCTATTGCGTTACCAATACCGCCTTCTACCCGCTCCATTTGATCTATTCGACCCACTACTACAGAACCAGCATGGCCTTCGCCAGTCTTTATCTGCCATAACAAAGGAAGAGGAAGGTCTCTCATGCTTATTGCACCCTCTTCAAAAATTCTTCCGTCACCAGACTCTATACCTTCCGGTATCACCAGAGGAATCTTGAATGCACCTGGCTCTGTTGCCTCTAGCTCCACTGTGCCTGATGCAACTAAGTTTGCAGTAAATCTTTGAACTGCTTCTTTATGCCTAGCAGCCAGAACGCTTCTAGACATGTACGTGTCGCTGTCTACTAAAAAGTCAGCGGTAGAAAAAGACTTTCCACCCCTTCTTCCGTGCAGCTGGCGGTGGCGTTTGTCTCCTGTCCACATTCCAGTGGCCTCTTTGTGCCGTAGGGCGCAGTAGCCTTTGGCGCGCGGTCCCATGTACTTTGACAGTTGTCTAAAGCACCTAGTCCAGTCACCGGGAGTGTTCCAACGAATTTTTGCAGCGCCTTTGCCATAGAGCCAGTACCGTCTTAACTTTTCGGCATTGCCTCTGTTTCGATCAAGTCCTCCTGCAGCTGACACTGCGACCAAGTCACCGGTGCTAGAGCTATAAATGGCAGTTAGCCGACAGTCTACAGGCTCCACCCATGCGTACGCCGCTGCAGTCACTGCTGCACCGTCGATCTGCTCCAGTACCTCGGTCAGCGCCTGGTCGTCTAGCACTACCAAGGGAGGAGGTGTGGGTGAGTTTAGATCGGCAAGTATTCTTTCGTTTTTTTCCCACTTGCCGGGTTTACGCGTAAACGTAGTCGGCTTGGTAGAGTCAGAGGAGGCTGGAATAAGCGCTACTAAGTCTAGAACTGCCAGCGGGTCGTCAGGCGCGACTATGGCCATGTACACCGCTGCCATGTCTGAAGTCTCTGGTGTTAGTTCTTTTTTGCTCATTATTTACCCTTAGGCACTACTGAAGGAGTGGCGGTTGGAATCTTATTTGGTTGGTAGTAGACGTTTGGTCCTTTTCCAACTGCTGCTCGCTGCTCGCCTGGTCTGTTGCGTTTTGCAGTAATCTTAGACGCGTCTTCTTCTGGTTTCTCGATCATTCCCTCTAGACCCGGTTTAACTATAGGGTTGTACCAACCTCTGTTTACAAAACGCTCTACTCCATCTTTACCCTTGTACTTTTGATCTAGCCAACTGCGTAGCATGGGATCATTGTAGGCATTTGGCGCGGACTGCACTATTCCGTAGGTTACTGGTGTTGCCGGTGCAGGCGCTGGTGCCGATGTTGGACTCTGCACTGAATCTGTGTTTCCAATCTTTAAGTTGCTGCCCTGGGCAGGTGATGACTGTACGTTAGGTGCTACCTCTGGGCTTACACGTTGGGCAGCTGCCCAAGCTCCCCAGTCTCTCATCAGCAGTGACACGTCGTTTTCAGTCAGGGCCGGTAGCAGTCCAGGCAGCGTTGCCAACGAGCTCCCTTGCGGCACTCTAGGCTTGGCCAGTAGACCGGTGGTGTCTAGCCTGCCTCCATCAAATCTTTCAGGTGAAGTCTGCACCGGCGTCGCGTCGTCTACACCTTGTGTGAACTGCGCTCCAACTGTGACTAATTTGCCGTCTGACAGTTCTACGCTGACTTGACCAGTCTTGCTGTCTACTGACTTGACTGTGCCAACAGCTGCCCTGTCTCCGCCTATGAATACTTTTGTGCCGGCCGCCGCAAACTTTCCGGCTGCATCTCTAACTTGACCGCTGGCTTTTTCTGATCTCTCTTCTGGGGTGTACACTCCCGGGGTGTCGTCTTTGCTCAGGCCCTCTTCTCCGGCGGCAGTGACTGCGGCCCTGTCTATGAGTTCCCAGTCTATTTCATCTGCTGCGTCTGCCATTAGTATAGCTTCTTCAGGTTCCAGCATGGACGGTCCGATGCTCGAGTACGGATTTTGTTGTAAAAATGCAGAAACTTTCATGGCGGACATAGCGTCTATCGAGACGTGTGCTCTAGGCGCCTTGTCGTACGGTTCGTCTAGAGACTTATCGTATGTGTTGAAGTCGTGTGCGGTGTGTCCTAGGTCTTCCCATCCGCTGCCGTCCCAGACGAATACTTCTCCTTCTGGTTGCACCTTGTACAGACGGTCTATGCCACCGTCTTCTAAGTTTATGCGAACTACGAACTCTGCAGCCTGCTCTACGTCTAGCAGCTCGGCGTCAAAAAATTCTCTGAGGTCTTCAGTATTATCGCCAAACAAATCGTATTCTGCGTCTGGCATACCGGAGTAGGCGTCTGCGCGTACGCCCTTCTTTTTCTTGTTTTCTCGTTCGACAATTGCTCTAGCCCAGCGCCAAGCAGGGTCTCCACCCCAAAGCGCCCAGGCAATACGACCTCTGCTAGGATAGCCGTCTTCTCCTGGACTCCAGCCCTTGCCCTTCTTGTCTACTTCATGACGTGGAAAGTACTTTGCAATGTGTCTAATCTTTCTGATGCCAATCTGTCCGCCGCGAGCTAACGTTCTTGCACTGTTTACGCCCACCGGAGTTCCGCCACGATTGTGCTTTGCTCGCCACTCTAGTCCTCGTTTTGCCTCTGCCTGCGCGGCTTTTGGCACCGTGTACATGCGGTCTCCGCTTGCGACTATGCGAATGTCCAAGTCAGTTAGGGCACCGAGTGCTAGGTCTGTCATCGCTCTTGTTGGCTTAATGCCTGGTTTTTGCCAATTTGCGCTTGCTAACAAGACACTGCTGGTTCCAGTACGCACAATTGTATTAGTCTCCGTGTCTAGCACAGCTGCACGATTTTCTTCTACAAATAGATACAAACTTCCATACCGGCCGGCTACTCTCACTGAGACTCTCCCATCTTGCTCTCGTCTGTAACTGGTCCACCTGAAATCCATGCGTCGCACGTACGAGCTGAAGCGCACTTAAAGTCTAACGCCTCACAGTAGCCTAAGTCGGCAGCCTCTACCGTGTCCCAGCCTGCTGAAGCTGCTAGTCCGTTTACTATGCACTCTTTCATCTCTGAAGTCTTAATAAAAGCAGCGCAGTTGCCGCAGCGACTAGTCTTTGCCTCTTCAATGGTGACCGACCACTTTTCAGCCTTTTTCTGCCAAAACTCTTCGTTTGGTTCGTCTGGATTCATCGGACCGTATCCGATGTCGTCGATTGCATTTTGACGATTTTCTAGGTTTAGCGCAACGTCCTGTGTTGCTGGCGGACAGACAAACTCTCCGGCGGCTTTAATTGCTTTTTCTTTTGCTGGACGTTCTACTTCCTCGCGGGAGAGTGGCTTTCCACTTTTTTCTGCTTTGTCAAACGTCTCTATAAAGTCAGGAGAGACCTCTACGATAATCATGCCGTCGAACTCAGTGTGCTCGGGCGGGACCCTGAACCAGGCTAAATTATTGCGGCTAAACATTCCAGCGTCGGAGGTGTAAATTAGTTCCTGCACGTCTTGTGCGCTCTCGTCTAGTAGGGCGATTAGTGACTCTCCGTCACCCGGGTCTCCCGGACTGAACGCCATAATAGTCTCCCTCATGTACATACCCTCTAGGGCTTCGGCTGGAACTGGCACTCGAAGAGTCGATGACCAAGACCCGTCCGAGTCTTGAAACGCCCTAACAGTGTACGCCTTGCCGTAGCTATTGAACGTTATTGTGCCACTACTTCTGTCTACTGTTACGTCGTTTTTGCTCCCTAGAGGATACTCTAGCACCTCAGATAGAGTAAATAGCGCCATTACTGGACCGTCCTCGTCGTGGTCAAACCAGGCAACCTCCGACACGGCGAAAGTCTCTCTCGGCTTGTCTAGAGTTTCAACTACGGCAGGACCGACGTAGCCAGTCGTGTAATCTTCCGGTATGGTAAGTTTTCTCTGCTCGGTCATGGTTGCCTCTGTCTCTTTACTTCTTCACCGGTATAAGGTCGTCCCACGATGAGGCGCCGTACTTCTCTGGCGGTACCCCATTGTCGAGTAGCATTTTAACTAGACGTTCACGCACCGCCGGGGACACACTTATGATGGACAGGTCTGCCCACGATATTCCGTTCTTAAACATCAGTTCGTAGGTGCCGCTTCCCGAAGTGGGCTTGGCTGGTTTTATCTCGCCGATCGGGTCGGTCTCCTTCATGCGCTTTCCGTACTGGTCCTTGAAGTTAGCCCAGAAGTCCAGCCGTGAGTACAGCTTAATCGGGTCAAAGTGAAAGTACGCGTGGTTGTCTGTTGCTACAGAGTAGGGCTTCATGGTTGCCTTAGGCTTTGTGAACAGGTAGTCTGCTCCTCCTGTTTTTATGTCTGCCTCGCTTGAGTCGCCGTGACCGCCGATTCCCTCTGTCCAGCGAACTGACGTAGCTTTTAGGCCGTCTTCCATCATGAGCAGGTTGAACATAGCCTGGGCCGCTGCGTCTGGACTAGACGAGCTCTTGATTCCAAACGAGTGAGTTATGGCGCCAGTCTCTGTTTTTTTAACCATGTACTCTGCTATTGCCTTGCTCGTTCTGTACGACAGTCTGTCGTTTAGGTCGTAGGCCGGAGTGTCTAAGTTTAGCCACATCTGTTCAAACGGCAGTCCCAGCATCTTTTCTATCGCCTTAAGCTTCTGTACGCGGGCAGCTCCAACTACGTTTTTTGACGGATCAGTTTCTTTGCCAAAGATGCTCATCAGACGATTTTCAGTTAAAACTCTTACGTCCTCTTTCTTTGCCGGTCTTGGAGCGCGCACTCCGCCCAGCTTCATGCCTCTTGCAATTACGTTGGCGGTAGAGTTTGCGTCCTGCTGCTCTGGCACTAGTATTTCTACTCTATTGTGAAAAGCAAGTCCGTCTCGTTGCGCACTCATACTGCTTACTGGCTTTGCGTCTCTATTTGCTCTGTATACTCTGATAGTTGCACCGGTAACTTTGTCTGTTATTACGTATGTAGTTGTTTCACTGTAGGAAGAGGTGTACTCCCACTCAGTCTGAGTACCAGACTTTAGTATTGCCATGTTGCCATCTACGTCTCTTCGCAGCTTCGGCATTTTTATACCTTGGTTTATGAATAGATCGTACTCTTCTGTGTTTGGCACTTTTTTGAGAAGTTCAGCTACCAGAGCGTCTCCAGCCCAAGACGTGAGCTTGAAGCTGGCACGTGTGTAGGTCTTGTCGCCGTCTACTACAGTCATCATGTGCACGTCTAGGTCTTCAACGTCTCCTGCGTCTACTGCAGCTGACCGACCGCGTGCTCCGGCAGCCGGGCTGCTCTGCACGTGTGCAACTGCGTCTACTAGAGACTTGACCCCTGCGCCAGTGATCTCGCTCTGTGCCCAGTCTACGCTAGCCAAATCTGGGTCGTCTACCTCTGGTACGTTTACTCCAGGACCCGCCTCTGTCAGTTTTGTCTGGTCAAACAGCCTGCCACCCGTTACTTTGTCGACGGAGCGGACTTTCTTGCTTCCGTCTAGGAACTCTACCTGTACGTAGTTCTCGTAGCCCTTTGCACCTGGAAAACCGTAGATCACACCTTCGTCGCCATTTGCGTCGGTCACGGTTACGCCTTTGTACAACCAGTTACCAAATCTGTCCTTCTTAAACTTTTGATTTGCGCCTGGTGGCGGTGCGACATCGTCTTTGATTGGGGCGAGATCGTCCTTCTCAAAGTCTACGCCCAGCCAGACCGAGTGCGGACTGTCTGGCTGTACGTGCTTAAGGCTTGGATTATCTTTGTAGTACTCGTTGGACGCTGGCGCTTGCGTATTTTTGCCATCGCTCGTAATCATTCTTGGAATTGACTGGTCTTTTATGCCGACTATAAAAACACCACTGTAAGGAGAGTAAGTTACAAAGTCTATCGGTTGATTATTATTTTCTTTCCAAAATTGTATCCAATTTTTTGTAGCAAGTGCGCCGTTTTTAAGCGAGGTGTTTGTGTCAAATGGACCAAAGTCAATCTCGTTGTTGGCTACTGTTTTCTTGGCGGCGTCTGCCCACTCGTCTGGAGTGTACGCCTTTAGCGGAGACCCAGTGCTGCTGGACGAAGACGGCGGCGGCGGCGGATTAGGTACGGTCGGCGGCGGTGTGTTTATTCCGGTGCCGCTCTTCGGTGAACGAGTGCTCTTTATTACTGTCTTTCCACTGTACTCTACATACTGTTGATTTCCGTTAGTGTGCTGTAGAAACATGCGAAACTTGTGCGTCTTCTTTCCTTTGTTGTAGGCAGCACCGTGCGACGCCACACGCGCCCAGCCGGAGCCGTACGGAATGTAGTCTCCAACTTTAAGATTTTCTACCTTGACGTCTTTCTTTTCGTACAACTCTGGGTTGTCTAAGTCTTTCTTGTCTAGGGCCAACGCTGGATTGCCGACAGGCGTGTCCGTGGTCGCGCTCTTAGACTCGGCTGCGCTGCTCTTTTCTTTCTTCTTTGCTTCGAGTAGGTTCTTGACTAGCTCCGTCGCCTTGGCGTTGTTTCCACCGATGTGCCAGTCGTACTTCTTGTCTGGGTCAAGCGAGTCTAGTGTTTTCCAGTCGTACAGCCTGGCAAATATAACCGCGCCGTCCGGGCTCTCAAAGCGCATTGACCACTCTTGCTGCACTTTGTTGCCAGAGCCGTACTCGTACGGCTTGCCTAGGAGCTCAGCTAGCTCCTTCGGAGTGTACTCCACGGTCTCGTTGAGAAAATAGGTGCCAGACACGAACGTCGTCGTGTCGTTTATGTTTGTAACTTTGTACGAGTCTGTCGCGCCGAACTGCGGCTCCGGCGGTGCGGTGTACTTTTGTTCTGCCGGAAGATCGGCGGGCTTTGGCTTGACTGGGTCTGCGGACGCGCTCGTGGTTGACTCTATTACGTGCGTAGAAAAGTTTTTCTTCTTTCCGCCGTCTCCTAGGTCTTCTGCAACCAGGTTTTTAGTTTTTGTTTTTGGGTTGTCCCAGGTGTTGAGCGGGCGCACGGTGCGTTCCTTGCCGTTGTACACGAACTTCAACAGCTTCTTGTCCTTGATGGCCTTGTCTATCTGGTCGTGCAGCGCCTCTAGTGTTTCAGAAGTTTTCAGTACTACTGTGTCGTCAGCCGCTGTCGGCTCAGGGGATAAAGGGACGGCAGGCTCACTGCTCGGTGTTGGCTCTGTCGGAGCCGGTGCGTCTGGTTCACCTCCTCCAGGTCCCCCCTCTGGGAAACCTCCGTCGTCTACAATTTGCAGCGTCTTGGTTGTTTTCAGCTGCTTGTCTTTCTTGCCTTCAAATTTTACCCAGGCGTAGTCAGGGAACACAACGCCTTTCTTCTTGTACACATCTAACTTAGAGACTACGCCGACTTCGCCAGTCTTTGTAGACTTTACCTTCATGCCGGCCGCGATTGGTGTCTTGCCGTCGGCGGAGAGACTCTTACCAACCGGACTACTGTCTTCGGCTGGAGCTTCGACTACGGTTTTTTCTGGCTCGGGTACAGACACGTCGGCTTTGGCGTCTCTGTAGACGTCGCCAAAGAAGTTTTCTGGCTTCTCGTAGTAGCCAGCGGGTGCTTGTATGAACGGACCTAGGTCAGCTTGTTTTAGCTCGTTCCAGGTTTCGGTAAACTCGTCCATCTTGTCTAGTGGCACGCGTAGCTGTACGTCGTAGGTGTTGTCTTGCGCTTCTCCCTCGATGACAATGTACGGCACGCCGAGATCGGCCAGGTCTACTGGTCCCTCGTCGCCGCCAAACTTTGGCATGTCGCCGCCGATGTCGTTCAGCGTTACCTCTACAAAGTTACCGTCGTCTGACAGCTTGGGTGGGTTGGCGTCGTCAAACCACTGCGTGGCTCCGGCGTTCTTTGCGTACTTACTTGCGTCCACCTCTTCGGCCGTGATAATTGGTGACTTCACTACGTCTATCTTGTCTTTCTTGGCTACGTCGCCTGCTATGCGTAGATTTTCTGCGATGCTCTTAAACTCTCCGCCTTTGCCGTGCTTTTCTTGCATGTAGTCTGCAATTTTTTCTACTTCGCCCTGTAGCTCTGCAATGTCGTCTGGATTATCGACTGGCTGTTTTTGTTGTACTGTCTTCTCTAGCTCGTCTAATTTTTCTTTCAGGTCCAGGTCTTCTACCGGCAGGTCGGTCTGCTCCCTGTACAGTTTAATTGCATCCAGTGTCTCGTCTGCAAAGTCGTTGGCTATGACGTACGCGTCTTCAGGCTTGAGTTCGTCTTCTTCTTCCTCTTCTGCAGTGTCTAGAGGTGGCTCAGACGGAGCTTTTGTCTCTGTTTTTTTGTTCTTGTTTGTAGACTTAAAGCCCTCTGGTAGGGGTCCGTCGTAGGCGTCGCTGTTCAACGCCTCCTTGATGGCTTCTCCGGTCTCAGACGCGGTCGCTTCTGACCAGTCTAGTCCGTACTCGTCGTCAATGACGTTGCGCACCTTGTTGGCATTTTCCTCGTCCAGTCCGGTAATGTCCATGATAGTCTGTGTATGCGCCTGTACGTTCTTTAGGTTGTTGGCAGTAACTGTGGTGTCTTTGTCAGTGAGTCCAGCGCGCTCGAGGATGTCCATTCTGCGCATCTCTAGCTTGTCTGCGACGGTCTTTTGCAGTACTGGTTCGTCTGGAAACGCGGCTGCCACGAGGCTGTCGATGTCTGCTCTGGTTACGTCTAGCAGCTTGGAGGCGCTGGTCTTTAGGTCTACGTCGGTCATGTCTGCAAAAATCTTTGCGGACTGTGGATTCATGTCTGGGTCGCGAAGCGTCTCCCACTCGTCGGCCTTGTCGCCGAACAACGCGCCCTTTGGCTTGCCCATGGCGCGCATGAGCAGTGCTCCTCCGGTGTCTACGCGGTTTGGCTTGCCGTCTACTGAGACTACGTTGTCCATGGCAAGACCGGCGACGTCCCAGTTGGCTAGCCAGGCGTCTATGGCAAAGCCCTCTTGCAGCGCCTTCTTGTAGCTAGGCTCTTCAATTTTCTGCGCCATGTCTGGCTTTGCGTCCGGCAGTATCGGTGAGACGGTGACCATGTTGTCTGCCTCGTCCACGCCAAAGAACGTGTCGGCGCCGTCTACGCCGGCGCGGCGGTAGAGCGCTGAGGCCAGTACCTCGTTGCCGGCGTGCAGCGGACTCTTTGGTGTCTTTACATAGTACTTGCTGCCGTCAGGAGCCTCGTAGGTGCCGCCCTCGTTGGAGCCGAGCTGGTTGCCGATCTTCTTCCACTCCGTGATGTCAAACGAGTTACCAATGCTGGTTCCGATCGCGTCCGTCGGGTTCTGAGACTTGCTGAGCGCCGACTTGTTCTGTCGTGCTACGTCTGCCTCGGACGGTGGAACGGTCTCGTCTCCGGTGCCTGCTAGGTCGCGGAAAAATAGGTTTGTGTTGACACCCTGTATCTGCAGTGCGTCACGAATGGCTTGACCGCTGACCAGGATGTCGGTGCCGCCGTCAAGCGGATACTCCAGTATCGCGTACCCGGCGCTCTCTTCTTCTAGGTCTGGCTCGACTGCAATGCGCAGTGAGTCTAGCAGCGTCTCAGTTTCCCAGTTCTCTGCGATGTACAGTGGACTGTCTGTGAAGCCCTCTGGGAAGCCGGCTGCGACCTCGTTGCCGTCTGCTCCGTTGTACTCGGAGGCGTAGGCGTCGGTGTCTGGCAGGTTGTAGCCTTCTGGCAGGTCTATGTTTTCGTTTGGTATCAAGTAAGGCGTGTAGTTGCCCTCTTCGTTTATACCTATGTTCTCTGCCGGCGTCAGCTTACGAAGCCGAACAATTGTGTTGCCGTCTTTGTCAGTCACATCTTCGACCACGTACTGACCCCAGACCAGCTCTCGGTCTTGTCCTATTGGTGTGGTGGTACCGTTGCCCTCGTCGAGAACTACCACGAAAGTGTTTTCTCCGGTCTTACCCTCTAGTACGTCGTCAATGTCTCCGGTGGCTTTTCTCCAGGAGTCTGGTGGAAACGAGACTACGTTGCCCTCTTCGGACAGTGCGTCTGCAAAGCCCTGGTCCTCTGAGAGGTCGTACGACTTCCAAACCTTAGTAGCATTGGTGCCTGAGTTTACTGCCGACATCTTTAGCAGCGCCTGGGCGGTCGCGTACTTAGGGTCTTCGGAGTTGAACAGTTCTGGTTCTGCCTCTATCGCGACCACTGCCTCTTCTAGCTCGGCTGGGTTGCCGTAGGAGTCTACGATGTTTTCTGAGAACTTGCCGGCTTCCTCATCGTCCATGCCGAGAGTGTCCTGCGCGTACTGGTACAGCGCGGGTGTTACGTTCTTTTGTCCGTTGTCCGGGCCCTCCATCATCCACGCGCCCCACAGTGCGCGGAACGGGTCGTCGGCGGTGCCAAACTTGTCCTGGTCAAAGTGTTTTTCTACGAGGGACAAATAGTCCTTGTCGCCAGAGTCTACGTCCATGAAGTCGTTGTAGACTGACTCGGTTGCCTCATCTACTTCACCGGCAGCTATTTTTTCGTTGTACTGTTTCTTGTAGTCGTTCATGGCTTTGGCAAGCTCGAACGTCTTCGCCTGTCCCTCGTCTGTCTCGTCTATCTGCAGCTTATCGGTACCTTCGCTCGGAACTTCGATAGAGTCCATCTCGTCTAGGTCCGCCTGCGTAGGGAATACGTCGGCTAGGTCTGGTGTCGCCGCGCCGATGCCCTCCTCGCCCTTGCGAGAATCTAGCAGCGCTTGTACGTTTTTATTCTCGCCGAGCTTTGCGTCGTACAGCTGCGCTGTGTAGAGCTCTGCGTCCACGCCCTGCTCCTCGAGCGCCTTGTAGAGCGCCTCAGCCGGTACGTACTCCGAGCCCGCGTTGAACTCGAGCATGCCAAAGCCAGAGGCTGGCGCTGCGTCTTTTTCCATGGTCTTGACGCCGGAGTCGGCCGCCTGTTTCTTTTGACTCTTTGGTTTTGGTCCTGGCTTTTTCGGCGCGTCCTCGTCGACGATCTCGTCTGGGTCAAAGTCGTCTATCTCAGAGTCAAAGTCTTCGTCCACAACTGCGTCGTACGCACTCTGCTTGTTTATGAGCGCCTTGGCCAGGCTCTCGCGTAGCTCTGCCTCAGTGTAGCGGTTGCTCAGCTCTACTGGGTCGTCAGTGTAGTCAGAGCTTTCTTGCCCCTCTACTGGTCCCTCTGGAGAAAACGCGTCTAGGTCCATCTTGTAGGCGCTGCTAGGTGCGCTGTACGCAAATGGCTTAGCCTCGTCTAGTACCGCCTTCTTCTGCTGTGTCGCAGGCACTGAAGGCTCTTCGACTTCGTCTGGACTGTCTAGTCTTGCCTTGCTCTTGGTCTTACCGGCAACCATCTCGTCTAGTTCGGTGGGGTTCCACACGTTTCCTGCGTATAGTCTTTCTGAAAGCTTTACCACTGCTTTTTCTGCAGGACTCTGCATGTCTGCCCAAGCTGCGTCTGCTGCGCGCTCTCTGACTGAGTTTACGGCTGGATCCTTGTCGAGCGCGGCCGCTATGTCTGCTCGTGTGGCGTTCTCTGCCTTTACTGCGTCTATAGTTTCTTGCTCTGCGCCAGCTTCTTCTAGGGTCTTGGCTAGGGAAGTTCTGTTTTTAACTGCATTCTCTTTCAGTGCTTCGACAAACTCTGCTCTGTCTTTGAAAGTCTTGAACTCCATGCCACGTGACTCACCTAGTATCCACGGAGCGCGGAACGAGCCGTCATCGTTTTGTTCTAGTCGAGCGACTACATCGCCGTTGCCGTCAGTCAGCTGTAACGAGTTGTTCTTCACGTACTCCGTGTCATTGACGTCGTACTTTTCAGGTGTAGGGTCTGCGTTAAACAGTTCTCCCTGGTCAGGGTCAAGCGGGTTTAGCTCTTTGCCTAGGCCGCCTTCTTTGTACATTCCTGGAACGTTGTTGACTTCTTTTGGTGGACGAATGCTCTTCTCGTCCTGCGGTACAGCTGACCAGCCTGGCTCGAGCGGGTTGCCCTGGCTGTCTACGCGGTCAGCAGCCTGCTTTTTCAGCATGGCGGTGCGCTCTGCCACGTGTTCGGCATGGTTTGCCTTAACTTGCTCGTTGAACTTCTTTACTTTTTCTTGCCAGGCTTCCCACGTGTTGTTCTTTAGTTTAGCCTTTACCTGGCGCTCTTCTACGCTCTTGTCTAGCCTTGGCTCGTCGGTCTTGATAATTTTCTGCGTCTCTGCCCAGTCCTGCGAGACACCAATTGCAGTTAGCTTTGGCTTACCGCTGGAATCTTCGTCTCTTCTAGTTGCAATGTAAAAAGGCTTTTCTTTGTCCCATGCGCCGTTTTCGCCGGCCCCGACTAGTTCGCGCAGCTCGCGCTTGTCTGGCTCTAGGCTCTCCTGCAATTCGTTGTGTTTACGTATTCCTGCGATGGTGTCTCTTAGACTTTGATCTGGTTTTTCTACCTTGGTTACTACGTACTCGTCGTCTGTGCTTACGTATACGGTACGGCCTTGTAGAGTGTCTTTGTACTTTCTAAAACCTGCAGGCGCGTCTATACGTTTGACGTCTGACTCATTGAGCACGATGTCTTTAGAGCTGTAGCGTGCTTCACCTTTTTCTACGTCTGTGTCTGTCTTTAGTACCGCCTTCACGCCGCTGGTAGCGTTAGCTGGTACTCTGTAGACTGAGCCGTCGGATGTTTGTACGTCAAAGGTGTCCGTGTCTGGGTCCGCCGCTATGGTGCGTCCAGTCATCCAACTAACTAGTCCGTCTAGTCCCTTTTGTAGCCACCTGCGTCCGCCGCCCATCTCGGCAAACTGTCCTTCTGAGTCACGGCGTTGTAGCATCGCACGAGCTCTGCGAGCGGCTGAAGAGTTGCCGTCACCTATGGCTGCGACAAGCGCAGGTGCATCTGCGCCAAGTACGTCGTCTGGCACAAATCGACCAATCACTGACTGCAGCTGTGCGACGGCGTGAACCTGCGCAGGCGCTCCGACCGGAGCGCCAAAAGCAGACGCAACCACTGGACGAAGGTCGTCTTCTAGCCTTGGATCAGCAGACATCCATCGGCCGCGAGCCTGGCGCAGCGCCGAGGCGGTCATCGAGTGTCTACGACTGCAGAGCGGGTGAGACAGCGGCAGCAAGTCGGTGTTGTCGGCAAACGTCGCTGTCTTGTTGTTTGGATTCTGGCTTAGAGAAATAAACGTGCCTAGGTCGCGCAAGGCCTGGTACTCTCTGATAGAGAAAGAAAGCCCTCGAGTACGGTCTAGTGACCTGCGCACCACAGTCAGAGCTGCACGCTTTGTGACACGACGCTCTGGCAGTACTTTTGGATTCTCGTTGGCTAAGTACGCTATAACGCTGTTGTACAGCAGCTGCGCCTGCTTTTGTACGTTTAGGCGCTGCGGTCTCTTTGCTACGGCGGCTTTTTTATCTATTGCGTTTACAAGCTTGTTTAGTATGCTGCTGCTCATAGCGACGCCTCTTCTTTTGGTAGCAAGTCTAGATCTTTAGAGGTGCTGCTCAGTTCAGCCAACGCCAGCGCACGTTCAAACGGAGACTCTCCGTCTCGCACGGCTCGCAGCCAGGCTGCTCTGAAGGCTGGCTCGGCGTGGTAGCCTAGACCAGAGAACTCTGTCAGAGCAAAAACTGCCTGCTCCGAATTTTCATACTCGCTCGGTTCTAGCAGCACGACGGAAAGTTCGTCAGCCCAAATTACATCGGCTGAAGCCAGTATAGCGTTGTCTTTCTTAGTTGAGCGCGGGTGCGACGCAGGAAGCAGGTCGTTGTCTGTGGTGTAGTTTGCGTTTTTTGGTTTACCGCTCTTGAGCAGTTTTAGAAAAGCGTTAACTCTGGCTGCGGCCCACTGGTCGCGAGACATGCCTGGACGATGGCTGCCGGAGAAAGCTCCTGCGCCGCGCCTGTACACCGCCTTGAGCATGGCGCTAGACGCCTTGCGTCCCTCTGGTGCCTTCTCATTGTGCTTGCGTACTTTTTCGGCTAGCATGGCCTCGGTGCGCTTTGAAAACTTAATAGTCTTTGACTTTTTTGCGGTGGCAGACTTTGGTTTGTTTTTGTCAGAACCACGGACGCGCTCGTTTGGTTTTGCTTTTGGATGACGCTTACCGGCGGCTAGTTCTTCAATGTTTGCGGCCTCGTCTGGCACGCAGTTAGGAACCATTTTTCCGTTTTTCTTTTTCATTCCGACCTGCTTGTAGCCGTCCCAGCATGGTCGTGCCGCGCTCACGATGCTCTCGGTTGTGGCGACTATCTCTTCTTCGTACGACACGTTTACGCCTCTGGTTCAACTGGTAGTTCACCTGGATCGGGCGCCTGTGCTGGCTCCGTCTCTGCTGGTGGTGCTACGTCTTTTGTCGGCTCCTCTGTCGTTTCTGTCGTTGTAGGTTGTGCTCCTTTTGCAAGTTCCATTACTCGCTGTACGTCCGCAGGCAGACTTTCAGTGGCGTTGCCGCGAACCCTGGCCATGGTGTCAGGCGTAAACACCTGAAGCATTGCTTCGGTCAGCTCGGGGGTGACTTGACCCTTTTCAACTAGTACGCGGAGTGCAATCTCGGTCTCACTCGGCGCGTCGGCAGAAGAAAAACCGTGTGTTCTACGCCAAGCGTCTCCGGAGATAATGTGTCGGTCGTAGCCTAGATCGGCGTCTTGTGCTCGGTCGTTTCTTGTAGACACGGCGCTTGGGTCGTACCAAATAGTTAGTCTGTCTACTTCTGACGGAGTGTAGCCGTTGCTAATTAAGTACGGTCTGAAGTACACCACGGTGAGTGCGTCTACTATCAGTAGCATCAGTGGCTCGATGTGCGCCTTGTACATAGACTCGTCGATCTGTAGTGCGTTTGAGTACTTGATGTTCGCCATACCGGTGACTACGTCTTTAGGAATGTCGATACCCTGCAAGATACGCTCTAGTACTCTGTCGGCACGCTGTGCAAGCGCAGGATCAAAAGAGCGCTCGAACTTAAACTGCTTAATCTTGTCACCGAGTTCTGCAGGTCCGCGAATGATGAGTGGAACAACTGCACTGGCAGAATCTTCGTCGCGGATCGGCGTGGTCATCGCGTCGATGAGTTGATCTTCAAACTCGTCTTCTGCTTCTTGCGTGACTGCGCCCGGGTTCAACAAGTCATCGTCGATTACGTCGGGGTCACCGCTGGCTGCGACGGACAAACCGTCTGGTAGGTACAGCGCTCCTGCGTTTAGACGTGATCGGGCAGTGGCACGAAATGTTCTGTTGAGCAGCAGCAGCTCGGCGCAGAGGTCGAGCATGCCGCGCAGGCTTGAGTCTGCCTCGTCTGAGAAACGAGGATGCGCTCTCCAGATACGTCCGACAAACGCCTTGTTAGGTAGCTCGTAGCCACCCTGTCTAGATCCAGCTTGTCCGCCGCCCATTTGCTCGCGACGGCTGATGATTGAAAACGAGTTGTTCTTGTTGGTGACGGCGACTACTTCGTCAGTACTCTTGATGTCCCAAGACTCTGGAATGCCGGAACCGGGTCTGGCTGGTATTTGTACTAGGTAGCACTCACCGCATACGCTGAGGTTTAGCGCCGCGTCTCGTAGGAGACCGGCCTGACCGCCGTACGCAGAGTCGAGACGCAGAATTGCACGCTCTGCTGCCATGGCTAAATTTTTGTCTACGCTCTGCACGTCTCTTACTGACTTGGGCGCCTCGGAGGGATCGTCAATGACTGCGGGAAAAAGACGAATGCGTGAAATTACAGAGGCGACTAAATTGAAGGCGTACTTGATCTCGCCTATGGCGTCGTAGTACTCCCAGGCCTCTCTCTGCCAGGCAGAGCTCGCGGAGTTACGGCGAAGTCTAAATTGTTCATACTCATCTCGGTTGTTCATCTTTACCTGAGCCGCGGCCGCGGTCATTACGCGAGGCGTACTGAAAGGCACTGCAGTTGCGGGAGAAAGGAAGATAGATGACAGTCCTCTTGCGGTAGAGACGGCCGTGTCAGAGATAGTTTTGTTGGCTGCGGAAGATGCACGCAAAGAATTAGCTGGCGCAGTGGGCTCGTTAGAGCTTGGAGTACGTCTGAATACGCTCAAGGTTTTCTCCTACACAGTCGTTTGGACACGGAGTATGACGTCTGTCTTAGAGGACAATTTTCATACGCGGTGGTGTGGTAAATCATACACACATATTGAATAAGTGTTACTACAGTTTTTGAACTTGGTACAGTGTCTTCGCTAGATCGGCGATGTCCTCGAGTGAGAGGGTGAGTGCCGTGTCTGGTCCGGCCATTTCCTCTATTTGGTCCAGTAGGGGAGACAGTTCCTCCCGGCTTAGGCCGGTTCTTTGGCAGAGAAACCGCTGCATTTCTTCCAGCACCCTGGCTAGGTTTTCTCGTACGAAGGCCATGGAAAGCTCAATCTGCTCCAGTCTGAGCTTCATGTCCTCTATGCTTTCCGGCTGGTCGTGGTCCCAGGCATCGTTGGGGTGCACAGCTGGTCTCCGTTTTCTCCTAGGTTTTTGGCTACTAGGTGGTATTATTCTAGTATGACATGTATAGTCGCAGTTGTTGCAGCTGGCCGAGTCTTTATGGCGGCAGAGCGAGGCAACAGCGATGACAGTCTTATAGTATCGTCTTTAGACCCAAAGATAGTTACTCGTGGAGAGTTTCTTTTTGGCTACTCTGGCAACACTGGAGTGGGACAGGCCGTTCAGTACGGATTTACGATACCGCCGATAAAAAACAAGAAAAACATCAGCGGGCACATGATCAGCGTAGTTGTTCCAGCTATGCGCCAGTTCTTCAAGGACAACGACATTACTTGGAGCGGGGACCCGAAAGACGACGACGGGTGCTCTCTGCTCTTCGGTGTGGCCGGAAGAATATACGAGTGTGACACTGCGGACTTTCAGATGGTCGAGTACAAGGAGCTGGCTATCGGTTCCGGTGGCTCCTACGCCCTGGGCTCGCTCTACTCCACCAGGCACATAAAAGATCCGAAGATTCGTTTGAGGTACGCCGTCGAGGCTGCCATCGAGTTCAGTCCTTCTTGCCGAGGACCGATAGACTACTTCTACGAGAGCGTGCCGACTGCCCGTAAAAAGAGAAAAAAGAAAGCTGCGGTAAGTAAAAAAGCAAAAAGCTAAATCTCTAAGTCTTCCTGTTCCTTGAGCGCGTTCCAGATGGCTAGAGCAAACGTCACTCCACCGGCCATTAGAACCAGTAAAACTAGCAGTAGTCTTTTGCGTTTCATTTGTTCTCTAGCTCTTTTGTTTTGACTCTAGTTCAGATATACGTCTCTTGATGGGGCTGAGCATGTGCAGGACTAGTAAAAAATCTAGGGCTAGACCCAAGAAAAGGCCTGCAAAAAACCAAACTGCTTCGTTCAATTTTGTACCGGCTCTCTACCTATTAGACGTCACTATCTTGTATGGGTCCCAGCTCCTGAGACGGCTGCCGCAGCCGCAGTTGTCGTCCCGCATCCAGGCCAGCGACTTACCGCTGACAGTCTTGATGTGGTGCACACCCTTGTTCTTGTCCATCGGCGCAATCCTGTGCTTGTAGTCTTCTCTAAAAATTAGTTCTGGACCCTGTAGAGAGTCTACGGCAATAGCTACCGTCGTGTCCGTGACGAACACGCGGGCACGAGACACCCGGTACACACCCTGCGGCAGGGCGTTGTCGTTTAGCTCTAGAGTGCCTAGACGCTGTGTGTAGGTGTTGTCCGCCAAGACGCAGTTGGCTGGAAAGGTGTCGCTGACTATGCGCATTTAAGTTGTCCGTCTCTATTTCTGTGTGAACTCGTAGTGTGCCCACCCTAGCACACTTTTGGCCACTGCGAGTGGTAAAACTATGGTCTGCTCCACGGGGGCGCTGTCTAGTATGTTTCTGGCTTCCTCGTCTGAGTTGGCCAGCAGGCAGTCCGAGTACGCAGGGTCTGAGAGGAGGATACTGAGCGGACGTGCCAGGGGGACCTGTGAAGTGGCGTTAGTCACCGTGGACAGAGTTCGTGCACGTGGGTGTTTGGAGTTTGGCTTGTTTATCCAAACCGTGACCATGTAGTCCTTGCTCAAGTCGACGCCTGCGCTCTTCTTATCACGGCGCGGTAGGAGACGCCCATCGCCACGGCTACCTCACGCAGCGGGACGCCACGTTTGTGCAGGTCCTTTACTATCTCGGTCAGTTGCTCATTTGCCTCTGCGTAGGGGGAGTCCGAACGTGTCTTAGAACGATAACGCCTCGCGAGTGCTGAAAGCTGGGCTAGTGTCTCTACTAGCTCTGGTGGGACTCCTGGGGACATCGGACGACGTTTTATGGCTATCGAGGCAGTACGAACAGGAGACGGTGACGCTGGCATAGGTACTAGAGTCGCGTTGCTCGCTGTCGGGTCGGCTCTTTTTATCCAGGAACGAACTGTCGTACGTGCTCTTTTGGGGACAAAGGCAGCTGCAATGCTGGACAAAGACCAGCCTGCTCTGTACAGCGCGTCCACGCGCAAGTACAGCTCTTCGTCCTCTAGAGTGGCCAAGTAATCACACTCGGCGGTCGGTAGTACCGCTTTTCTCGCTGGAGGCCTGGTTCTGCTTGTCATGTTTAGTATCGTACACCTGTTTGAGACTTCTGTGCAGATCGAGGTGCGGCACTATTTGTACGATTAAGCTAAAAAAGTGAAGCTTAAGTAAAAATGACTTTGCCGCGACAGAAGGCCGTACTTACTGTGCGCGAAGCTTCGAAACGTCTCCGCCCCCTTAAGGGGCTAGGCTTGCTTGTCTAGCTTTGTTCCTGTATCGTGGAACTGCGAATGTGCAGCTGAGCTTAGTGCCTAGTGCCTAGGCATAGGGGCGGGGGCATGAGGCAGGCGGGTAACCTATGTGACTAGGACATGTGCTGAGCTGGGCTTTGTCGAGAATGTTATTGACGAGCGAGCTTGTTGCCTGTGCCTTGGAAGTTGTAGCTTGCTGACGAGCTGACGAGCTGACAAGCTGTCTGCCTCGGAGACGTGGCTAGGGATGGGCCTACGAGCTGTGAGCGCTGAGCTCGAGCTGGCCTGTGCTCTGACATGAAGAAAGCCTGGTCCCAGCTTTCCACGGGGGAAAGTCCAGGCCAGGCTGTCGACTGGTCCTACGATGTGTGTGCGCCTAGCCAGCTAGCTTGCGAGCTGTGTGCGCTGTCGTGCTGTGCAGCTGCGACGCGTACGCGTAGGCGACACGGTCTAGAGTACGATTCGTACTCCAGGCTGGTTTGCAAATAGTTTCTCGAGCGTGGTTCTGTCGAGG